ATAATCTTTCAACCGTATCATTGTCGAACAGTAACATAGCTTGTGCAAAGTCCTCTGGCTTTAATACTTTATCAGAAGCGTCTAAACCTTGCCCAAATATCATTTGACTAATTCCGTTTACAATAGCGTTATTAGTCGGACTTCCGTTTATTCTGTCTTGTAAATATCCAAAGTAATTATTATCAGCACCATATCCAATCCATTCTTGATTTCTTACTTCAACTATTTTAGGACTTGTGTAGGTTGCTAAATTTACAATGCCAATGCCAACATTTTTATTTGGCTCTTTTTTTATTGCTGGTTTTTGTCTCATATTATTGAATTACGATAAAATCGTTATTATTTGTATTCAAGGAATTATATTTTTGATAATTTATAGAATAGTTTGTAATGCTCTGTGACGTTGAAAAAAGTATGTCTTTATATAATTCATCGCCACTTGCATTTAGTACCTTAAACTCAAAGAAACCGCCCTCATAAAGGCAGTTAATTGCTTTTTGAATATAAACTAAATCGTAAACGTTTGGAAATACATCAGCATTTGTAAACGTGAATACTTCTTTTGTCTGTTCGTCTTTTAATTTTAATGTCAAAGGCTCGCCCTCAATATATCCTTTAGGAATAGTGATGAAAGTTTGTGTCGCATTATTTTGATTTACTACTGTCATAACTGTGTAACGAATAAATTTATTTTTTTGCATAAAAAAAAGCCGTTACGATTTGCAACGGCTTTAAAAAAAATAAATGAAAAAAAATTACGGTGTTATTTGTGTCGGTGATGCGTGTGATGTTACTACCGTAGAAGTTACAAACGGTGCCATAATAGGCTCTTCTGCTGTAACTGTTAATGTGTAACCATTCATATCGCCCAAAGCAGTACCAGTTGAAATTGTACCATTCACATTGCAACCTCTTGTCAATCCAACAGCAAAATAATTTCCGTTGTTGTCTTCAATAAAAACGTGTGGTCTTTGTGAAACTATTTTTTGAATTTCTACTTGTGTAGCTACATCCATTTTGGTTAATACTGCCGTAACAGTTTGACCGTAAAAAGTTGTGCCATTTTCATCACTTGATGTTATAACTTGCTCCAAGTTATTTCCACCTTTTACATCGTATTTGTAAAAGTTAGTTCCAGCGCCACTAATCGCTGTTAGTGTTCCGGCAGTTATAGTCAATGTTCCCAACGTACCATAATCAGCAAAGTAGATTGTTCTTATTCCACCGACTACATCTTTGCAAGGTAACTTTCGCCCCGTTGCCATTAAGCAAGTACTCATATTGTTGTCTTTTAAAAGTTAATAAATAGCCACCCATTTTACAAGGTGGCATTTAATTTAATTATGCTATTCCGTAAGTAACAGAGTCAGCACCTATTCCAACTTGAATACCTCTTGTGAAACGTGCGATAAAACGAACGTTTTTAGAACCATCTAAATCAGCCATATCAATAGTCTTGATAATGTTAGCATCATCAGCCAATCCAAATCCAACAAATAAGTTAGAAATTTGAGCAGCCACCATTACGTTTGCTGGTAAACCATTTGCAACGAATACTGGTACACCATCGAAAGTCAATTCTTGACCGTTGTACCATTGTGTACCCAAACCTTGAACTCCATTGTTAGAAGTAGCAGCAACACTAAATCCACCCAATGCTCTTACGTATGCTTTTGCAACGTTTTGAGACACATAAATTCTTAAGTCTTCTGTACCATAAAGTGATGCTGGAATACCATCTACAACTCTACCCATTTCAGCGATTACGTTTGCAGAAGTGATAGTCAAAGGTGTAGCGATTACAGTTGCTCCATCTGTTTTAAGTAATTTACCTAAACCATTTGTTGAATTCCATAAGAAAGTTTCAGTATCTAAAGCGATGTCTTTTAACATTTTTGCAATAAAGAAGTCTGAAAATGTAGCTGGTAAAACATCGAAAGCAGAAAAGCCCATAGATGATGCTTCCCAGTCTTGTTCGAAAGGTGTTTTACAAAGTTGTAAGTTTACTTGTTTTTCAGCAACAGTCAAAACTTTATCTGAAAGTGTTACCACTCCAGCATCAGTAAAGTCACAAGTAGCATCTGCAACGATACCGGAATTTACTAATTTTTTGATGTTTGTTTTATACTTCACATTAGGAATAACTGTTACTCCATTGTTTGCGATAGTATTTGCGCTTAATACCGCAGCAGCGATATATTTACCAGCGAATTCGCCAGCGTAGTTTGATGTAATTGTTGGTTGATTAGCCATTGTTTTTAAGTTTTAATTGTTTTGTTTTAAATTGCTTTTACGAAAATTGTTACTGACACTAAATAACTCGGTGTCGTTGTGCTTAATAAATAAGTTCTTGATGCGTTTGATAAATTGGTATCTATTGAATTTATAACAGCGTAAGCCGTTACGGTTGCCGTAGATAAAAAATCTAAACCTAACAAAGTTACTACTGCATTATTTGTAGCAGTTACTATTGCGGTCATTGTGTTTACTGCTGTGCCTGTTGCAGTCGTTGAAAATACCAAAGGAATTACAACCTCAGATTTATATTGAAAGTCCTCAATTATAGTTACCGTAGGTGGAGTATATCCAACTGGTAATTTTTCTGCTGGAATTGCATTTACTGTTCCGTTTACTACTATTGCCATAACTTAAATTTTTATCTAGATAATAAATCCATAATTCTAGCTTCTGTATCTGAAAGATTTTTGCCGGAATTAGCTTTCGTCAAACTTACTTTTGTGTCTGTTGGTTTGTGCGTTAATGGTTTTTTTGCAACTGTTGTAGAAAGTGTAGCTTTCATTTCAGTTTGCGCTCCCATCAAGGCATCAATTTTACCTTGTAATTCGTCAAGTTTAACTTGTACGGCTTCCATTACCAAAGCAATTACTTCTTCGATTGTAGGTGGTACTTCTGCAAGTACTACTTCGTCGATTACTTCCTCAACTATTTCAACTGGTACTTCGGCAGCCATTTCCATTTCGCCCTCTTCCGCTACTTTTGCAGCGATTTCACCAATTTTACCAATTTCGTAAACTTCCAAAGTATTACCATCTACCATTAAATAGCTACCTACTTCCAAAGGCTGTCTATTTTCACCATCAATTGCAAATATTGGCTCACCAACTGCAAAGGCATCCGCTTCCACAACCGTTCCGTTGTCTAAAGTCTGTTGCTCTAATTTCACATTTCGTGAAAGCAAAGCATTAATTCTGCTTAAAATGTCTGTGTTTTTCATATTGATTAATTATTATTCTTGTGTATAACGATTTAGTTATTTATTTTGCATTTTTATTCTGCTTTTCTGTAAATAGTGCCTATTCCTTGTGCTTGTAATGAACCATCACAGCACTTGCGACTATACTTATTGTCTGGACATAAACAAGCCCTCTTATTCGTCGTAGGACTTGTTCTGCTCGGTGTCTTAAATTCTTTATTTTTTTTTGGCATTTTCTATTTTTTTAATGATTTCTAATAATTGTAAACCCGCTTCGATTTCTGCATCGGTGTCGTCTATTTTTGAAAGTGGTAACTTTGCCTTATCAGCAAAATATCCCTCTATTGAAAATCCTTTTACCTTTTTAGTTTTTATAAACTCATTCCAGATTACTTCATTCTCTACTTTGATAGTTCCCATCCACGTACCAACTGGAACGTTTAAATTATACAAATTACTTTTGTCTTTTTCGGTGTCTTCAACTATCCAACTTTCAACCATCGTTAAACCAGTAATAGCTTCTTGATGTTCAAAGGTTGCATTGCCTTGATTTCCATTTTGGAAAAATAACTCCATACATTTGCGAATAGTATCTTGACTAAAATAAATGTAATACTCTCCGTTGTCTTCGTCTCGTCTGTAAATTGGTTTATCTGGTACCAGCATAGCACCCATTATGATTTTCTTTTCTTTGTCTACTTCTGCAAAGTGATACTCTTTCGGTTGCTCATTTTTCAAAGCAATCCAATTCTCTTCAATGGCTGGATTTTCCACAATACTGATTGCATCTATTCCGCTTAACTCCATTGTTTCGTCTATTATTAATTCTATCAAAGTCATAATGTTCTTTTTTTTATAACGGTTTATTATCCTAAAGTTGCATTTTGTACTATACCCATATTTAAAGATTGCTGTGTAGTTACATCACTACCAACAACAAATGCTTTTAAAGGCTGTGCATCTCTTGCTCCAATTCCCTCTGCTATTTGATTTGCACCACCTTGACCTACTACGTTAAAAGTTGGTGCCGTTTGCATTGCTCCACCACCGCTAGCACTAACACCACCGCCACCGCCTCCACCACCACCGCTTAATATGGCTTTTGCTTTTGCTACGTTTCCAAGAACCATCGCTGCCGAACTTGCATAACTTGCTATTCCGGCAACTATTCCAACACCCGGCACTAATGGAAATAATGCTTGTGCTGCTGCTGCCGATGCTCTTGCTTCTTTTACTGCCGAACCTAATGCAGTTGCTGTGCTAATTGCAATGTCTACTAATGCAATTCCCTTTTTAATTGTTGCTGCTGCCTTTGATTTTTTATTACTCAATCCCTCGACCGCTTCCAACCCATTTGCCAAATTTGATGCAAGTCCAAGTAATGCATCTTTTTGTTCTGTAAACTTTTCTAATGCTCTTGCTCTTCGTTCCTCTTCGCGTGCTGCAACAGCATCGGCACTATCATAAATTATTTGTGCATTTTGTAATTCAAATAATTCTTGTGCAGAAAGCAAACTATCTTTGTATTTTAAATCAGCATCTATTTTAGCTTGATTTGATGCCTCTAATGCTTCTAGTCCAGAAATATCAAAACTTTCATCTACTGGCTTGTTATACTGCTTATCTAATTCGTCTAGTTTCTTTTTTTTCTCTTCGTCTGTTAGTAGGGCATCTTTTGCCGCTTGTTTGTCTATATCACGAACTCCCAATAAATACGCTGCCCTATCATTTTTTAATTTTAATAATGCGTCTTGACTTTCTTTTACAACAGCATCACCTTTCGCTTTTGTTTCTGCTGGGTCAAAACCTAACTTTGCTAAATAATCACTCGCCTTGTCTCCTAACGTTTCATCTAGTTTTGATTTTATATTAACGCCCGGAATTTTATTTAATAAATCAATAATATTATTAATTGCCTTTGATGCTGTTTCATATAAAAACCTTTGTGGAATACTTACAAAGTCAATAAATGATTTTAGCATTTCATAGTTTCTTTGCGCTCCTATTTCTGCTTGTTTATTTTCTTCAATTTGATTTTCTATAAAAATTTCTTTTGCCTTAATTGCTAAATCAACTTGCTTTTCTTTTATAGTTAAAATTTCCTTTTCAGATTTTCCTTGTAACTTTAAAATATTATCTTGTGAATTTAAATTTTTAAGTTTTTCCTCTTCTACTTCATTATTTATTTTTGATTGTTGTGTCAGTTTCTTTTGCTCTTCGGCTACTCCGCTTACTGCTTCTTTAATATCATCCCAATAAGCAACAATAGTTCCTAAAGCAATAACTAATAAACCTATCCCAGTACTTCCAATCGCTGTTTTTATTCCTTTAAAAGCATCGATAGCAACCGCCTTTAATTGTCTGAAACTATCTCTTGCTTCTCCAAGCCCTTGCAACCCTTGTGCAATAGCCATAGCACTTTGAACTTTTAAAAGTTGCTTTTCTAAATCTTTACTTTCAACACCAGCCAATCCCATCGCACCTTGATACGCAGCAAAGCCACCAGCAACACCCGAAAGCGATGCGGTCAAAGATTTGAATTTAGCATCGGGATTGAAAGCATCGGTTAAACTTTTAGCATCACCAATTCTGTCGTTTAATTCTCCAGCCCTTTTAGCAGCGTTAATAGCCTCTGTTGAAGTTGCTCCAAACTTATCAGCAAGTGTTTGAACTTCTTGCTGTGCTTCTCTAAATTGCTTTTTTAAACTACCTAAAGACTTGTCGGCTTGTTCTGTTTTTACGTTTAAATTTATGTCTATTTCTTGTGCCATTTCAGTAGTCTTTGATGTTGTTTAAATGCCTCTCTCCAAGTTTTAGGATGTTTGTTTTTTCCCTTTGCTATTTCTATGTATTCACTTTCGGCATAGTGTTCACTTGCTTTTAATAATTCTAAAATCTGTCCTATCATTATGCTAATTGTTTAACGGTTAAATATTCTGTTTTTGCTAATATCCCTTTTTTATAATAATCGATTTGCATCGCATCGTATCTATCTACTGCCGTTCCATTTGGAGCAACATTTACTTCAACTTCTAAATCCTTTGTATTGTTACTTGATAGCGTATAAGTAAGAAAAGAACTTGCTGCTAAAATATCAAAACTATCATAGTCATTCAAGTAAATAATTTCATCGACTTTTGCTGGTTGGTTGTCTACTTCAATATTCCCTAAACTTGCAAATCTATATCCAACACTTAAGGCTGCATCTGCACCTCGATAATCAGTAACCAATTCAAATGATGCCTCGCCACTTGTTAAATCAGTAGTGAATGAATTTATAATGTATCTTTTATTTCTGATTATTAACCTATCATTCAAAGCTATTCCTAATGCTTCACCATAACCATTCTTTACAGTACTACCTAATAAACTAACTGGTAAAAGTGCTTTTACTTTTATTACTCTTGTTTTGATATTATAAAGATTTTCAATATAGTTTTGATAATGTCTGTTGTAAAGCCCCTCGGGTGCAAGTTCATTATACCAACTACTTTGCTCGTTACTAAAATTCATCGTCATTAAATGTGATAAACTCGGGTCTGATGGCAAAGAATTAAATTCATTTGAAAATCTATTATAATTTGTAATTAATTGGGTACCACCTCCAGAATTAGTTACGTAAATTCTATCTGCTCCAGCCAATGTAGGCGATACTAAACCGTTGCAATATATTAACATTGGTTTTGGAATATATGGCTTTAAATCCTTATCTATTAAAGTTGCTGTTTGAAATAATTTACCCTCTTTTGGTACTTCAAATAATACGTTTTCAAATGGTACTTTTATTTCATAGGTTGCATTCTCTGTTGTCTGTGGGTTGGTATATGTTAGGTCGCCATAAGCAGAGCCGTAAAGCCCTTTATAGGCTTGATTAAGCACGTTTATGCTTTCTTCGTACTTGAACTCTATACTCTTAAATAACTTTGGTTTTTCAATCGTTAAATCATCTGAATAAACGTGTTCTGTTATGTCGATAATTTTACCAGCATTATAAAAACTTTCAAGTGGGTTTAGTTCAAAAGTATTATTTCCTTTTGGAATTATCATTAAATTAAATGCTTTGATTATTCCAGTAATAAAATCAGATATTTTCATATCTGGTAAATAGTTTACTATGTCAATATTTTGTACTGTTGTTTGTGCTGGATTTTCTGCTGTATCATTTGATGCTACTTCAGCACCATAAGGTAAAACACCATACCTACGTGTCAATTTTACTCTTGGTGAAAATGTCATACTAACATCACTTGAAAGTCTAAATGTATATTGATGTGGGTTTGCATCTGTGCTTCTTCTTACTGTATCGGCATTTAAATTTGTCGTGCCAGTTTTGTTAATATACGACTTGTAAAGTTCACCATCTTTATAAACAAATACGCTGTAAATATCTGTCGCCACAACTGGTGTAATTCTTATTTCAACTTTATTGTAAATGTCTCCCATCGCTGTCGGTGGCACCCAATCCCAGCGTGTTGTCAAAGTATCACTTGCTAAATTCATTTCTGGAAATGTAGCAGTCATAGTCGTAAAATTCAAAGGCAGTCTTTGTGTCTGCTCACTCATAGAAAGTGAAGACTTCAAATATAAATATAACTTTCGATATTGGTCTAAACTCAAAAAAGAACCAGTAAAAGTTATGCCGTATTTTTGCGAAATGTATAAAAAGATACTTGATACTTTTATGGCTGGGAATAAATCATTCCATTTGACTGCTCCGGCAACTGTTGTAATGTCATCTAATGGATAAACTGGGTCTTGGTAAAAATATTTCTTTGCATTTCCAATCAAAGGATATTTTATGTCGCCAGTTGTTGTCGGTGCAACTATTCTAGTTATTACATTACTGCTGTCATACGTGTGATTTGTTACTGAATAATCTAAACTATTCAATTTATCATCTTTGATAAGGTCTTTCAACTGTGTAAGGTTGCCGTAAAAAGTAACATTAAAACTATCGGGCTGTCCGTTCTTTACTTTAGCATTTTCTAATTGTATGCTTCCATCCTTAAACCTATGTGTGTCAATTTCGATATAAGCATCGTATCGTCTTCGGTGGTCAAAACCATTATCAAGTGAACTTTCAAACCAATACTCTAAAATATCGTTGTTTCTTTTTGATGCTGGAATATTAAAAGACTGTGAATAATCAGTATATAACTTTGCTATGTCGTTTGAATTCTGTATTTGTGTAGTAACACTTATTTTCTCTTCTTTGAATAAATCCAACCTTTGATAATCGCTTCTGTAAATAGCAAAGGTGTCATTTGTCAATACGGCTATTGGTGTTTCTAAAGTTAATACAGTTGATGTGTTTGAAAGTATCCAACTTGTTGCTCCTATATTATCACCAGATGTCATTATAGCATAATGCCCTTTATATTGATTAACTGTAAAACCAGCACCAGCATCAGTAATTAAATTAAAAGGTGTCGAATTCGGTGCACTTGCATCACCAGCATAAACTTGCGTATTCTTTTTAATATAAATTTCTACGTTTCTATTCATTACACTATGTTATTAATCAAGTTATTTGAATATTCAAAGTCTATTGTATAATTGATATTTTTGTCTTTTAAATAGGTCTTATAATTAGTTTGTTTGGTCTTTACTGTAACTGGCTTTCCATTCAGCAAAATAGTTTCACTCAACAATAAATCACGAATTAATAAATCATAGTTTTCATCTACCCATCCAGAATTGCACTTGACCGTTTGTTGGCCGTTTGTATTCATTGTTTTGCTTTGTCCTATCTTTGGGTTATAATTCCAATTTGATTGCATTAAATTGTAGTCTGTGCTCTTTATATCTATACTGTCTTGACTTGCTTTAAAGAATACCATCGACTGCCATCCACCGTAAGAATTTACAAAGTCTACATTATTTGGTGTGTACTTGCACTCTAATAATAATTCGCTGTCTACACTAAAAAGTATATCAGTACCTAAAAAGATTTTCACTTGCACACTTGCAGAAGTATATGCCAATGGTATTCTAAAATTGTATTCTTCAATCGCTCCAGCAGTTAAAATAGTTTGTGAATTTATTACACTTCCAGCAGCGTTATAATATTTCACAATGTAACTGTTTACAGTATCACGCTCACAAACAAAATTATAGTAAGGAATTGCGAAATTTGTGTAAGTAGTTATTTTTATTTTATCGTTTGGTGTCAATAGCACATATTGATAATTTGAAATATCAAAGTTTGCTCCGGCACTTGTGTTGGTAAATGAATTTAAACAAACGTATAAATCTTCAGAAAATAAAGTAAAGGTTGTTCCATCTGTTGTGTAATATGCTTTAGCAAAGCAGTAAGCCCAATTTGAATTGTTTTCAACTGTGACTGTTGTAGACGATTTGTTTGGCTCTATTTGATTGATGTATTCAGCTATAAATGGTGATATATTATAAGTCATTTCCAACTGTGTAACTGATGGTATATTCTCGCTCATTACGTTTGTCGGAAATGTAGGCATAGCTGTTCCTTTATTCCAAATAAATAACTCTACTTTTGATGCTATGGCTGTTGGGTCTCCAACTGATATTTGAAACGGTGACCTTGTCGATATTACTTTCATTTTATGTTTTCTTTTATTATTTCACGTACTGTACTTTCAACATCCAATCCAAATGCTATTAAGATTTCTTCTGGTGCTAATTTAATATTGTCTTCAACTGCATCTTTTAAAAAGTAGGTAGGCTTCAATCCTTGATGATAAACTGCCTCACGTACTGCATAAGGACTGATGCCTCTTTTGTTGCTCCATTCTACAAAATGCTTTACACTTGGTTTAACTCCTTTCTTGTAACTGAATGGACTATCGCCACCGTTCTGTTTCCATAATTTGCCCTTGTTGTTTGTTCTCTTGAATTTACTTGTAGTTAGTCTTACACCACCAACACCTCGCACTCCTTTGTCTACAAATGCTCCATAATCTGACATCGATATATTTAATACCATACTTCTTTTTGAAAACTTAACACCGTTGTTTACTACGCTCTTTTCTAGTTTTCCAGTATCTACTTTTTTACGGTCTTTTAAGTTCTGTTTTGCATCGGCCACTACCTTGTCTCCAAATGCATTCATAGCCTCTTCAAGGTGCTTGTATTTTATTCTTAAGTCTAACATTTGTTTATGTCATTTGGAATTATTACTGTTATGTTTGTCTCATAACCGGCTAACATATTTTCTGTTTCTTTATCTACTACTTCGCTTGTCGGGTCGCCATCTAATTCCCAACCATCCTTATGTAAAGTTGATTGACGTAATCGGCTCACTAAACGATTGATTACATACAGTTGGTTAGTTAGTATGTAAAATAAATTATCGTTTCCGTAAACGCCTATTTCACCATCTTTTGATATGTTTACAATATCCAGATTAAAAATAGTCAAATCAAATGATAGTGTATTTTCGTTATGCCTTACACTATTCAAAGTAATATGGCTCAATGGGAAAATAGTTTGCTTTGCCAAATCTATTTCTGTTAATGTTCCAATAGTTACTTTGTTTACAAATGGATTGCTTTCCAGTTCGTAATTCATCGTGTCTATTAAATCGTAAAGCGATTGAACCCCTTTTTTATTTTCCATATTTCTTGTTTATTTTTTCCATCTGTTTTGTTCTTAACTGGTCTTTGCTTATCTTATAGCAAAGCATTTTAAAACACAAATGCATATTTATTTTTAATACCTTTTTAACTTTTGTAATGTCGTTTTTAGCAAGTTCAAATAGTGAACTATACCATCCCCATTCTGCTGTAAATTGCGCCTCTGGTGTAAATTCATCTGCTTCATTTCCTTTTCCAAATATTTGTGGGTAGCTGTCACCAAATCCGTTCCTAAATTCCAAAAAAAAACATTCGCACCAAATACGGCACTGATAGGCATATCTTTTAATAAGTGATGATACTTGTCACCGTTATATTCTTCGATATTATATTTGCCCTCTTTGGTCTGTTCTGTAATTGGTCTGTAAAGAACTCCCATCGCTATGACTACATTTTCCCAACTTGTTATATTATTATTCAAATCTAAAAATTCACCAAAGTTTAAATCGTCTAACTTCGGCACCCATCCAAACTCTATACCCTCAAGAGTAAACCTTTCGACTAGTGGTGGCTCTTGCACTAACAAGTCTACTATAATCTTGACTACCTTATTAGCATCGTCTTGTCTTATTTGTTTGCTCTGCTCGGTTGTTAGTTCACAAAAGATTTCAAGTATTTTTAAGGATAGGAATGTCTCTGCATTCTTTTCTGTTTTACTTTGCTCGAATGCTTTTAAATATTCTTGATATTTAGAAAGACTGATTTCGGTTAAATTTGATGGTACTATTAATTTCATATTGATGTAACGTTATTGTTTTTTATTTGTGATTATCTTACTGCATACTTGCCGTAATTCGGTCTTGCTAACTTATCATATAAGCCATATCGAACAGCATCTATTGTGTGGTTAAACATATCTACCGGCACGTTCAATATGTTTCCATTTTTGTCTTCTTGCCATTTGTAATTTCTGAATTCTTTAATCATATTCACGCTGCTTTTGGTAACGTGTATTTGGTAACGCTTCATCATATCAATACCGATATTAACCGAGCCTTGTCCTTTTGTAGCTGGTTTAATATTCCAACCCATTCTATAAAGTTCTTCGATACTTTTTGGCTCGGCACTATCTGCAAATATTTCTTTGCGTTCTATTTCGTGAAACTTTAATTTTTCGTCTATGT